CATTCACAGAATATACCTTCCAAAATTTTAGTCAAGAAAGACCAAATGAACTTCCTGAAACTGGTGAGTTGTGTTTGGTTAGGAATGGTGATGATGAAGGATGGATAGCATTAGTATTTAAAGAATATTTACCAAGCGAGGAATATCCATATAAATCAGATAGATTCGGATATAAACAATTAAAACGAATTAAAATATTAGATTAATATGAAAAAGAAAGCAACAAGCCTCAGCGATTTGTCTGAGGCTAAACGTCAGCAGGCAATCGAATATTACAAACACATAGCTCACGCGACTATGCTTTGCCAATCTGCTTTGCATTCATTAGACGATGTATCTGATAACATATTTCACAAGCGCGAAATTAAGCAAATTATAAACGCATTTATCAGTGGTGTTGAAAGGTTCGCGGTTACCTTTGTAGAAAATAACAACGAGACCATGGCTCAGAGTTACTCGAATATTATCAAACAGATTGATGATTTTAAAGAAAACATTAAAGTACAGATACAATGATTTCAAAAAGCAACAAGAACAGGAATCGTTGGATGATAGCAATGCAGTTTGATATCGACCGTTGGAAGTTTAGAGAGAACAGAAAAGGAGTAATTAACCTAGGCAGAATGATAAGAAAAGCCTTTTATAACAAATACGATGACAACAATTAAAGAACAAATTGAAGAGCTAAAATCATTCTTAACAGGTGATTTGTTTGAAGATGGAGATATTCTACAAAAGATTTATGAGCTGAAAAAAGAGCTAAATCCCGAAATAGAAACAAATCCCGATTTAGATGATGATGACCTTGAGGAATGCTTGTACTGCGGAAGTTAATTAAATAAATTATGACAAGAAAAAAAGCAAATGAATTTCTTTATTCACTATGGGAGAATGGAGAAGTACCCTCAAATTTTACTGAAGACCATTCAGAATATGATAGGGCAGTAGAATTGTTAATTAAAGGGTTAGATTGGGAAGAATATGTAAAATTAGAAGTATTATGAAAGTATGAAAATTTGTTTTATCTGCAAGCGGATTCTACCCTTGTTTTTGTTTTTAAAAGATGATTCCAAATACCAAGTCAAAGCCGAAAAAGGCAAAACAAAAGTATGCAGGGTGTGTAATATAAAGCGAAGTTTAAAAACAAATAGTATCTTTGCAAGGGTAGATGGGAAGTTTATAACAATAGAAAAAACTAAGATTCAAATAATAAAACATTTTTTAAAATGAAAATAAGATGTATTGAAAAATACTTTGCCAACGTAACCTACGGTAAAGTGTACGACGTAATAGCGCAAACAAAGAGTTATATTTGGATAATAAACGACAAAGGTCAAGAACATCAGTTTGACACGATTGAAAAGTACTTTGAAGTAGTTACCGACAACGCGCCAAGCTATTACAACAATGAGAAAGGTAGTTTGTATAAGTTTGCACAAGACCACGGACTAAATGCGTATGAATTTGATTTAGTTAAACGTCTTGTAAGATGCAGAAAAAAAGGTAACTTTGTTCAAGACCTTGAGAAAACAAAGTATTTAATTGATTTATATTTGAAAGAATGGAAAGAGAAATAATCAACTGGGGCAAAGCAAGGGGGTTAGACAACCCAGACAACAAGTACCAACAGTTAGCTAAGGTGTATGAGGAAGTTGGGGAATTATCTTCAGCAATATTAAAGCGAGATATTTCAGAAACGATTGACGCTTTGGGAGATACATACATCACACTTGTTATATTAGCAAATCAAATGGGCTACTCATTAGAAGATTGTGCAAAGAGAGCCTTTAAAGTTATTGAATACCGAAAAGGTAAAACCGAAAACGGTACATTCATTAAAGAGTAAGCATGAATTTAAAAGAGATTGCGCAGTATCACGATGAATGGGTGCGAATAGTTAAAAGATTCGGAGCAAAGACAGATGCCGAGGACATTGTACAAGATATGTACATTCGTTTTCACAAGTACGGCAAAGGTCAAGTAGTAACCAAATCATTCATTTGGATAATGCTGCGTAACTCTTTTTATGACTCATGCAAGCGTAATGTTTCAACAGTAGACATTGACCTTCTTGTTGACCTATCAGAGGACGAAAACAACAAAACATACGAAATAGAGTTATACTATCAAAGTGTGGAAGAACAAATAAAAACATGGGAATGGTTCGACCAACAACTATTCTTATTATATTTACGAAGCGGTAAGTCAATGCGAGAATTAGAAAAGGAAACTAAAATAAGTTTGACTTCTATTTTTCACACTATTAAAAAATGTAAAAGAAAACTAAAAATATGGCAAAAAGAGTATCAAAAGGATTTGGAGATACAGTAGCGAAAATAACGAAGTATACTAAGATTGACAAATTGGTTGAATTCGTTGCAGGAGAAGATTGTGGCTGTGATAAACGTAAAGAAGTACTTAACAAGTTATTCCCTTACAAAACTCCTGAATGTTTAACAGAACCCGAGTACAAGCTATTGGAAGAATTATTGCCTCAAATCTCTGTTAAGATTAAACCAAGTCAACAAGTTGAGTTCTTAAAGGTTTACAATAGAGTCTTCAAAACAAACGAGAGACCAACTTCATGCGCTAGTTGTCTAAACGATATGTTACGCAAAGTTAGAATAGTATTTAACGAATACAACAAAGAGTCTTTTCCAGAAGGGCAAGGCGGTTTTTTAGGGTAATCGAATAAACAATACAAAATCAATGGCTGGAACAGGAGGAGCGAGACCGGGAGCAGGTCGTAAACCAAAAGATGAGGAGAACAGAATTAGAGACTTAATGATTCCTTATTCACTAGATGCAATACAATGTCTAGCTAATATAGTAGTTAGCGACAAGTCAAAGGATGCTGATAAAATTAGTGCCTCAAAGATTATCATTGAATACTCATATGGTAAACCAAAAGAAAGAGTTGAGAACGACATTAACATCAACACAACAACACTAAAAGACTTAATAAGTTTTGGTAGTACTGAACCCGAAATATAAAACATTTGCAAATGATAGTAGATATTTCATTATTACAGGTGGTCGGGGTAGTGGTAAGTCATATTCTATTAATTTACTATTACTACTCCTTACATACGAAAGCAACCATGTTATCTTATTTACAAGGTACACTCTTACTTCTGCTCACATCTCTATTATACCTGAATTTATTGATAAGATTGATATACTAGATAAGCACAAAGATTTTCACATTACAAAGGATGAAATAATAAATCTAAGAACAGGGAGTAAGATACTATTCAAAGGCATTAAAACATCGAGCGGAACCCAAACCGCTAACTTAAAATCATTGGCTGGAGTTACTTGTTGGATTTTAGATGAAGCTGAAGAGTTAACAGATGAAGATGTATTTGATAAGATTGATTATTCGATAAGACATAAAGAAAAACAAAACAGGGTAATACTTATCCTAAACCCTGCTACTAAAGAACATTTCATCTACCAAAAGTTTTTTGAATCGAAAGGAGTTGAAGCGGGAGTTAATACAGTAAAAGGCGATACTACGTACATTCACACAACATATAAGGATAATATATCAAACTTATCTGAAAGTTTCTTAAATCAAATAAAAACGATAAAAGAACGCCGTCCCGACAAGTATAAACACACAATACTCGGAGGATGGTTAGAGAAAGCAGAAGGAGTTATCTTTACCAATTGGAGAATTGGAGCATACAATAAAGATAATGGTTCAGTGTTTGGTCAAGATTACGGATTTAGTAACGACCCTTCTACACTTGTTGAAACGTCAATAGATAAAACTAACAAGATAATTTATGTTAGACTTCATATTTATCAAACAGGGTTGACCACATCACAACTTTCACAACTAAATAGGCAATTTGCAGGGCGCGACTTAATAGTTGCCGATAATGCAGAGCCACGTTTGATTAACGAATTAAAGTCTCAAGGTCTTAACATTGTACCTACAATCAAAGGAGCAGATTCAGTAAAATATGGAATAAGTTTATTACAAGACTATGACTTAATTATTGACGAAAATTCCGTAGATTTGATAAAAGAATTAAATAACTATTGTTGGCTTGAAAAGAAATCAGAAACACCGATAGATAAATATAACCACGCGTTAGATGCGTTAAGATATGCAGTTAGTTATCAATTAAGTAACCCAAATAAAGGTAAATATGGAATTAGGTGAGAGATTAATAAAAGAAAATGATTCTACATTTGTATGGCAAGTGTACGAAGGAAATATTTATGAATTTAAAACAGCGGTAAAAAATATTGACGATTTAATAATTCATTTAAATAACCTTAAAGAAAAAGGATTTACTCATGTTAACACCGAAATCGTAGGGGTTAGGTTTCTAACTAAAAGTGAAGTAGTATTGGAAGAAATAGAATATTTGAATAATAGAGTTGAACAATTAAAAAAAGAATTAGATGGAATCAGGTAAAAGTTTAAGACAAATGATTAATGAAAGTAGTGTTAAAGTTGTAGACGCTTACAAAGATGAGTATGGGGATAATTGGAAGTTCCAATGTGTTGAATCAATCGACAATGAAGTTGCGAAAGCTGAAGCGTCATTGAAATATTGGAAGGGTGTAAGGGCTAAAGTAATGATAGCAAAATGAAAGTAGATATAACAATTAAACATTATAACAATTCATGTGGTGATGGATGTTGTCTTGATTACGGTACAATAACAGAAGTAAATGGAGAGCAAGTAGTCGATAGTCAAGACATTGAAACAATAGTTAGGCGCATTCTTGAAAAGTTAGGTTATAAAGTAGAAATAGAAAGTATTTATGAAGATTGAAATTGACATCCCTTCCAACTTATCAGAGATCAGTTTAGATAGGTACCAAAAGTACATGCTTACTTTGAACAACTCAGATGACAAAGAGTTTGTATTTCAAAAAATGATTGAGATATTTTGTGGGCTTGAATTAAAGGAAGTTGTTAAGATGAAAGCATCGACCGTAATTGAGTTGGTGCAACACTTCAATAAAATCTTTAACGAGAAAACAAAGTTCAAACATCGATTTAAATTGAACGGTGTGGAGTTTGGATTTATTCCTGACCTTGAGGAAATATCATGGGGGGAATATATCGACATTGAAGCTAACATCGGGGACTTTCAAAACATACACAAAGCACTTGCAGTGATGTATAGACCAATTGTAAAGGACGTTAAAGGCAAGTATGAAATAGAACCTTACAAAGGTGATTTAAGTTACTCAGAGGTGTTAAAATACGCACCGTTGGACGTTGTACTTCCTGCATCGGTTTTTTTTTGGACTTTAGGAATAGAATTAATCGGCAGTACGCTGTCCTCTTTGGAGAAAATGAAGAACAAAACCCATATTCAGAGAATGTTCAATTCTCAAAACAATGGGGATGGTATAGCTCAATCTATCATGTCGCTCAGGGAGATATTAGAAGATTTGACGAAGTTACAGGGCTCGGGCTTCATCAGTGCTTAACTTTTTTAACGTTCGAACAACAAAAAAGCCGAATCGAAGTTAATCAATTAAAGAAGTCACATGAAAAACTATTATAACCTATCTACATTATTGCATGATTCTATACTTGCAGACCCTTTAGTGAATCGAGTAACGAAGGGCAGCCTAGATAAAATCACAAATGCTAAGCAAGATATGTACCCATTGTGTCACATTATATTTAACGATGTAGCATTTAGAGGGAATACAACGGTGTATAATGTGTCATTGGTTATGATGTCAATAGTTGACATTAGTAAAGACGATGTAACGGATATTTACAAGGGTAATGACAATGAGGATGATGTGTTAAACACTACTTTAAGCATACTAAATAGAATATTTGAGAGGGTAAGACGTGGAGATATTAACGATGCTGGGTATGAAGTGTTGGATGACACTGCAAGTTGTGAGCCGTTTGTTGATAGGTTTACCGATGCGGTTGCAGGTTGGACAATGACCTTTGATGTGTTGGCTCCAAACGAAATGACAATATGTTAGCAGATTTAAGGGAGTCGGGGCTACAAGGCGCATTGGATAAGTTCAAGGCTTCGGTAATTAAACAGGCTCGTACTAACTTAACTAAAGGACGCGCACCTTTTGGGAGCCACAACAACACACGAAAATTATACAACTCATTGAAGGGTGAAGCGAAGGTTTACGCTAAAGGATATTACCTTAATTTTCAGATGGAGGAGTATGGTAACTATCAAGACAAAGGGGTTAAGGGTAAACGTTCAAGTTCGAGAGCGCCGAACTCACCGTATAAGTTCGGAAGTGGCAAGGGCGCAAAGGGTGGATTAACAGAAGGGATACAAAGATGGGTTAAAGCTCGCAAATTTCAGTTTAGACAACGTGACCCCGAAACAAAAAAGTCAACAGGTAAATTTTTATCTTACGATGCGACTGCATGGATTATCACAAGGTCAATTTACGCGAAAGGCTTACGTCCTACTTTGTTTTTCACTAAACCATTTGAAGCCGCTTATAAACGTTTACCTCAAGAATTAGTCAACGACTTGAAAATAGATTTAGAAAAGATATTTAACTACTCAATTAAACAACCGAAATGATTAGAGCAAGGTCACCTTATAAAATTAGTATCAATGAAGCAAGTCAAGTTAGTACAAAGATTGAATTGTTTATCAGTGCAACAACTTTCTCCGGTACACCACAATATACACTTGGTAAAGCAATTCCTGCTTCAAACGCTCCAACAACATATTATGACATTGCGCCTTACATTCGGGAATATTTTGACCATACGGTTTATTCAAACATTACAACCTTAACATCTTCTTATGGTAGTGTTCAAAAGTTAAATGTAAGGGTAAAGAGATATAAAACAGTAGTAGCAACAGAAACATTAGTAGACACAACTGATTACATTGCAACTGATGGATACTCAGAGTTTTCTAATAGTGTTAATTATAACGGTGGTAATTACTTATTAGACCAAAAAAACTATTACTATCATAGTGGCGCGAATGCAGGTTTTATTATGGTTTACGTTGCAGCAAATGATAAGATTAGATGGACTGATTCGGAGGGCACTCTTTACCTTAGTTCAGCGTTGGTAAACTCATGGTATTACGTGCCACGTTGTTATAACAGTAGATTTACAGAACCGTGGATTGTTGATGTTATAAATAGTTCAAATGTAGTTCAAGCGACATGGACATTTAAACCTGTTGAAGAGTGTTTGTATACACCTGTTAAGGTTGACTTCATAAATAAACACGGAGCGTTTCAACGTGAATTCTTTTTCAAAGCGTCAAACGATAACATTGAAGTTACTAATAAAGATTACAACTTAATGCAACCGTATAATTATAGTTTGACTGGTGGTCAAAGAACTACGTACAACCAAAACGGAAAACAAAGTATAAAGGTCAATAGTGGATGGGTAGAGGAGGATTTTAAGGACAACTTAAAACAATTGATGTTAAGTGAAAAGGTATTAGTAGACGAAAAGCCTGCTATTCTTAAAACTAAATCAATTGAACTGAATAAGTCTATAAATACAAAACAGATTAATTATAGTTTGGAATTTGAATTTGCTTATGACTTAATTAATAGCATTGTATAATGAGACAGGTAGACGTATATATAGAAGTGATAGCGGATTCAGGCAACTATGAAAAGCTAGAGTTGTTTAACGATGAAGAGATTCAAATTAATAGTTCAATCCAAAATATTCAAGATTTAGCAAAGGTTTACACTGACTTTACTCAGTCGTTTACCATTCCTGCATCACCACGTAATAATAGACTGTTTGAACATTTTTACCAAACAGACGTTGATGCAAACGACAACCCTAACATTAAGCGCAACGGATTTATAGAAATAGGAACGATACCATTTAGGAGTGGGAAAATATCAATTGAGAGTTCGAACGTTGTTAAAGGACGTGTTGAAAGTTATTCAATAACGTTTTACGGTGATTTAACGAGCTTAAAGGATAAGTTTGGGGATGATACTCTAAAGGATTTAGATTTGAGTTCGTACGGTTTTTTTTATAGTGGTTTTGCTGTAAAAGCAAGGTTAATAAACGCAAGCTCACAAGATGTTAAATTTCCTTTGATTTCATCCACTAAGCAATGGACTTATGGAGTAGGAGTCAATACAGATATAGATACATCAAGCGGGGCAATTAGATTTAACGAGTTGTTTCCTGCATTGAAAGTTAAGCGTATTTTTGAAGCTATACAAACAAAATATAACGTAACATTTGACTCTAATTTTTTCAATCAAAAGTTATTTACAGAATTGTTTTTATGGTTAAAAAATGCTAAAACTTTTAATACTTTAAGTGCTACAGAAAACGTAACTTTTTCAAGTATTTCGGGAGCTAATATTTATAGTACTTATATTGATGTAACAAATGCGTCAGGTGTATCTGTGGTAGTAAATTACGTTTCTTTAATCCTAAATTTCGAGGTTTATGTTGACACTTTTTTAAATGGTAAATTTATAAGCACAACAACACTAACACAAAGCGAGGTCGTTTTTTCATCAAGTTTATTAGTAGGCTCAAACAAATTAGAATTCAAAGTGCGAACTAATTTACCTGGCACTGCTACTCTAAATTTTAAATTATATAGAAGTGACTACAACCCTTTAAATGGTATTGAGTCAGGGCGTTATTTAAACACCGCTGCATTTGTAAAAACTTTTGGGAATCCTTATGTAAATCCAACCGTATACGCTCCTAACATTAAAGTTAGTGACTTTATAAGTGGTATATTTAAAATGTTTAATTTGACTTGTTACGCTACATCAATAGGCAAATTTCAAGTAGAGCCGTTAGACGATTGGTATAGTAGGGGTGCGGTTGTGGATATTACAGAATATGTTGATACGGATGAAATAACAATAGAGCGACATAAACTTTACAAGGAAATATCTTTTGATTATGAGAAGTCAGAAAGTTATTTAAACGAAAAATATTTTAACGAAACAACAAACGCAACTCGGGAGTTTGGAAGTGTTAAAGAATCATTTCCTAATTACGATGGAGGGGATTACAAAATAGATGTACCGTTTGAAAACATTTACTTTGTAAAAGAAGATATAACAGATGTTACTGAGCCGCCCGTTGCTTACTTGTTAAATGAGTCTACAGCTGTAGATAATTACGATAATAAACCAATTTTACTTTACTTAGACCAGTACCAATCTACTTCATTTTATTTTAACGATGGTAGCACAACAAGTTTACTAACAGAATACAGACCGTTGTGCAATCAAGTAACGTACAACAATGCTGTTTATTCAAATCATTTTTCAACAGAGCCAAGCGCATTTAATGGTGTGACAATAGATAATTCTTTATACTCAAAATATTACAATCCTTACTTACAAAACTTATTTAACAAACAAAACAGACTAACAAAGGTTAAAGCATTGTTTCCAATTTCACTACTTACAAGTTTAAAGCTAAATGACCGTTTGATTATACGTGACAAACGATATATAATTAATGAGATGAAAGTAAACTTAACAAGCGGTGAAGTTGATTTGTCTTTAATCAATGATTTTAGACCTATTGCTAATATTAATATACCTGTGCAGGCTCAAGTGGGGAGTAGTGTTGAGATGCCTATCTATTTAGGTAACGATGTGCTAAGTGCTACATTTGATTTTCCATTAGGAAGTGTAACGTTTACAGCTGATACATTACATACATTTACTTTACCGTTTAATCCATTCGCTCAAGACCAAGTAATTGACATTTATAAAGATGGAGAGGTATATACAACAATCACACAAAAAGGAACAGGATATGCTTAACACAATTATACAACTATTGAAGTCTAATGATTTCTACGGTCAAAGCGAAATTATCGACATCGCTAAAGGGAAATATAAACTTACTAATTCGGTGCGTGAAAGCTACAAACAGGCTAAACGTGAGTTATACTTAAAACAAGCTACAAATGGCAGAAAAGAAAATAATTGAATTAGAGGTTAAGAATAATTTAGGTTCACTTAAATCACAACTACGAGAGGCGCAAGCGGAAGTAGCGAAGTTGTCGGAGCAGTTCGGTGTAACGTCTAAAGAAGCAGCAAATGCGGCGAAAAGAGCAGCGGAATTAAAAGACCAAATTGAAGATGCAAAAGCCTTAACAGATGCCTTTAACCCAGATGCGAAATTCAAAGCGTTATCTTCATCGTTAGGTGGTGTTGCAAGTGGGTTCGCTGCTTATCAGGGAGCTTTAGGACTTGTTGGTGTTGAAAGTAAGAAAGTAGAAGAGCAACTTTTAAAGGTTCAGAGTGCTATGGCTTTAGCAGAGGGGTTACAAGCTTTAGGAGGTGCAAAGGATTCATTTATTCAGTTAGCTTCAGTTGTTAAAAATCAAGTTGTAGCAGCATTCGCAACGTTAAAAGGTGCATTAATAGCTACGGGTATAGGCGCTTTGGTGGTTACTATCGGGTTTCTATTACCTAAAATAATGGAATGGATTGACGGTACTAAGGAATTAGAGCGTCGACAAAATGCTTTGAATAGTGAAATTGATAAAGCTAACATAAAATATCAAAGAAATACCGAACAAATAGATAAAAATACAGCTGCTGAGTTACGTTTAGCGCGTGCAAGAGGTGCAAGTGAGCAAGAATTATTAAACATTGAGAAAAAAGGTCAAAAGCAACGTGTAGAAGTACAGAAAAGAACGGTTGCAGAGCTTGATAAATTGCTTAAAGACAAGCGAAATATGTATATCGAGGCTTATGTGGATGAAGATTGGGATAGGGCAAAGGCTTTAAATAATGAGTATAAGGTCTTTCTAGCGCAAAGAAATGCTATTTTAAAGGCTAAAAAAGACCAAAATGATGAGTTAAAGTTAAAACAACAAGAGCTTAACATATCCACACTTACAAAACAGAAAGAAAATTTTAAAGAAACACATAAAGACTTAAAGGAAAACTTACAAAAAGAAGTTGAAACCTATGAAGAGTATTTTAATAAACGTTTAAAATTCCAAGAAGATACTGAATCTTTAAGGTTAAAGCCTAAAAAGTTAGATGACGACCCAAATTCGATAACTGCAAAAGCGATTTCTGATGCTGATGAGTTAATGAAAATACAAATTGAAACAAGTAATAAAAAACAAAAGATTGACGAGGAAAATGCTGAACGTGAAAAGCAATTAGCTGAAGAGGTTAAGAATAAGAAAATACAAATGGGTCAACAAGCATTTGGGGTGTTAGCAGACTTATCAACTTTATTTGCAAACGGTAACGAAGCAGAACAACGCAAAGCATTTCAAATAAATAAGGCAGCGAGTTTAGGGCTTGCAATTATGAACACTGCAAACGCTGTTACGGGTGCATTAACAGCAGGTGGTAACCCTTTAAAACTTGCAACTGGAGCGCAATTCTTAGAAGCAGGAATAGCAGCGGCAACAGGCGGTATTAACATCGCGAAAATTGCAGCAACACAATTCCAAGGCGGAAGCGGTGGAGATACAGCAACAAGCACACCAACGGCACCACGTACACCGTCATTTGACATCATACAAGCGCAACCACAAATGCAGTTAGGAGCGTTACAACAACAGCCTATTAAAGCGTATGTAGTAAGTGGTGAAGTGTCAACAGCGCAAGCCTTAGACCGTAATAGAGTAAGAAATGCAACATTTTAATCAATTCTAAGTTATAAAGATATGCAGAACATAGAGCTAACAATTAAAGACGATGATCAAGGGTGTTTCGCAATTTCATTAGTAGACCGCCCTGCCATTGAAGAGACGTTTATTTTTTTAAGCACATTGGATGTTGAGTTACAAGTTACCAACGATGAAAAACGTGAGGTTGTGGGGCTTGCATTAGTGCCTAACAAACAGATATTAAGACGCATCAAAGATAAGGAGTTTACGATATCATTTAGTGAGGAGACAATCGCAAAGGTTCAAGAACTTTACTTAAAAAAGAATTACAATAATAACGTAACAGTTGACCACGACCACAATGTTGAGGGTGTTAGCTTAATCGAAAGTTGGATAGTTGAAGACGAGAAACACGACAAGTCTAACATTTACAAATTAGATGCTGTTAAAGGTTCATGGGTTGTTAAGATGAAAGTTTACAATGAAGAGGTTTGGCAACAAATCAAAGACGGTAAATTCAAAGGGTTTAGTATTGAAGGAAAATTTGATGGCTTAGATCAACTTGAAGCAGAAAGCCACGAGGATATAATAAACGAAATTAAGGAACTTTTAAAATCAATATAAAATGGGAGTAACAATAATTGACAACACGCAAACGATTAACAACGCAACATGGAAGGTGCAGCCAGACGTACTTGCATCCGAAAGTGGAATCGTAAAAGAAAACGGAACTATCCACTACATAGATGGAAAGTTAAAATACCATGCTGATGGAAGTGTTTTACCGTTGAGTGGTATGACTGAATATGCTACGCAAGTTCTTGATTACGTTGATACAGTAGGTACTGCAACAAAGGGTAATAGATACCTTATGAGTGTGGCAGCTGAAAACCCATATACAATTGCTGAGTATAACGGTACAACATGGGTCTTTACTCCTTTAATAATAGGTCAAAAAATTGAGGTATTAGCAACAGGTAAAACGTACATATATGATTCTGAAAATGTTTTTAGTCCTCTTACTGAATACGGAGAACAAAAGGCACTTTCAAAGCTTACTTTAAGCAGAAAAACGGATAGTTATACATTGGTTTATGCTGACCAATTAAAAACTATTGAAATGAACAAGGCAACTGCAAACACGTTAACTGTACCTGCTAATATTTTTGTTGCAGGAAATCAAATTTTGATTACACAATATGGAGCAGGTCAAACAACAATTACTGCAGGTGCTGGAATGACTTTAAGAAGTGATGGAGGTAAATTGAAAATCAATAGCCAATATTCAAGTGCGACAATTCTGTTTATTTCAGCAACTGAAGCGTATGTGTTTGGTAATTTAGCTTTATAATGAGCTTAATACCTTCGTTTATAAGGTTTAAAGAAGTCACTACCGCATTGGATAGTGACTCTTTATTTTTACAACCTATTGATAGTGATATACCTAAAAAAGTATTGTTATCAAGTTTTTTTGATGAAGACAACGGTATTTTATTTGGTGGCACAAGTGCAGATGAAGACGTTTATAGTTTAATAGGGGGCGTTGGTGCGAGTATTAATTCAGACATATATAATTTATGAGCGATATAACAAAACGAATAATAATAAAGAAGGGTGTTGGTATTGCTACCATTCCCGCAAGTTCAGACCATAGGGATGGAACGTGGTTAAGCACTGATTTATACATTGGTGAGTTCTATATGAACACAACAAATGGAAAGATATACACACGTACATCAAGTGGTATTTCAGAAATAATTTATGATGTTGCGGCTTTCGAAGTGTTAGCAAACAAGGCTACAAATTTTAGTGTAATAAATAACACTAAATACCCAACAACTCAAGCGGTTGAGAATCAAATTGACGCTAAATTATTAGCTGAAAACTATTGGATTGTTGGAAGTTCAGAAATTGCAAGGGGTTACAGAGCGCAACACAATTCAACAACCGTACTTTCTGAAAACATTGCAACAGGAACACTACAAGGTACAGCAACAGCGGTGGCGGTATCAACAACTTCCATGCAAACGAAAAAGACGCGTTTAAAAATTGGTGTTTCAACACCTGCAGCAAATGGTATTTGTGGGTACAGGTCAACAAGTGCGTTTAATATTATAGACATGGGCTGGAGGTTTTGCGTTGGATTTGGTATTTCAGATACAGCCTTAAATACAGGGGCGCGCCAATTTTACGGAATGACAGCAACAACAGCGTCTTTAGGGATTTCCTCTACTGTTACGGTTGAAAGTTTATTAAATATTATCGGAATTGGTTCGGATGCTTCTGATACTAATTTACAAGTATTCCATAACGATGGAACAGGTACAGCTACAAAGATAGATTTAGGAGTTAATTTTCCTGCAAATAGAACAGGAAGTGCAGCAACTGATTTTTTTGTTTTTGAATTGTACAACCCATTTAATTCAATGACTGTTTATTACAAAGTTACTTCGTTGGAAAACAACGTAACAGTTGAGGGGTCAATAACTACGGATTTACCAAGTGATACTACACCGATAACAATGCAGGCGGTTAGAACTTCGGGAGCGACATCAAACGCTTGCAGTTTTGATATTTCACAATTAACATTAAACTGTTTGGCATGATAGAGGTATACCAAGAAGTAAGGGGAGCTTACACGTATGTAGAGAGCAGCTACTCAAATATAATCAGAGTAGGAAATGAGGTTTTGAATGCTGATGTAACAACCGAAATAACAGCACAGGAAACTATCATTAACAACTACATCTAATTTACAACAAAGACCTTAAAGAAAGGTTATATAGTTATGAATGAAATCAAGTACATTTTAGAGCAAATCAGGAAGACAAAAACAATAGTGCTAATTATAATTCTGCTTGCTTTCATTCTTTTTTATTACAAGTCATTGGTTACTCAAGTAGTAGTTAAAAAAATTGAAAGTGTTGACGAGGTGAAAAAAGACATTAATAACAATGTTTTGATTCAGCAAATGCTTAACGAGTTGATGATAAAATACGATGCTGATAGAGCTTATATATTTCAATTTCACAACACGATTAAATACTACGATGGAACACACCGTAACCATCAATCAATGACATTTGAAGTTTGCAACAATGGTATTAGCTCGGAAGCTCATAATTTACAGAATATTCCCGTTAGCTTGTACCCGATGTTCTTACAACAAATCATGTTAGAAAGAATGAACTATTGCGACGTGAACAGCATTAAAGAGCATACTACAAAAGCGTCTTTATTAAGGCAAGGGATTCAGTCGATATGTATAGCACCATATTTCAAGAAAGAAAATTTTGTGGCTTACATTGGTTTAGACTTTGTAAAAGAAAACAAGTGTACAGAGATTGATTTTAAGGAGTTTAAAGAGTTTACAAATGAAATCGGTAATATATTAATGTTATGAGAAAAGGAGGAAAAAAAGGATGCCAATGTAAAGACGGCACGTACAGTAAAGAGTGTTGCGATGGTAACTCTCAAGGGGTTGGAAGTACACAACAACAAACAATTAGTAATGTAAACCACACTATTGAAGTGAGGCAAATTACAACAGAAAGAGGTTAATAAAGTTATTAAAGAAAAAAGCTATGACTAAAGAAATAAAAGACGCGTTAAAAACTATCAAGACCTTCCTGGGTATGGAGGTGAAGTTAGAGCAAATGAAGTTAGTAGATGGTAACACGGTAATCGAGGCCGATTCATTTGAACCTGGTGCTAGTGTTATGATTGTAGTTCCTGAAGGTGAACCTGTTCCTTTGGAAGTTGGTAATTATGAACTTGAAGACGGTCGTTTACTTATCGTAGAAGAAAAAGGAATGATTGCAGCTATTGAAGAAATGCCAAAAGAAACGGAAGAAGAGGAAATGCCTGTTGAGGCTGATGTGACTCCAGAAGTTGAGGTAAAGCAACCTAAAAAAGTTGTGTCAATTACTGAGCAACACTTCGCCGAAATGGAATCAAAAATTGCTGAGCTTGAAACTAAGTTAGCTGCAATGACTCCCGAAGTAATCGAGTTGACTGCTGAGCCAAAACCAATTCAGCATAACCCTGAAAACGCAAAACCAATTGAGCATATGGATTTAGCGACAAACACAGGTAAATCAACAAGAGATAAGATTTTAGAAGAAGTATACAACAACAAATAAACAAATAAAAAATGGCTACAACAATCAACATTTCAACTTCATATGCTGGACAAGATTCCAAACTATGGGTAAAAGCTGCTTTATTAAGCGGTAACACATTAGCAAATGGGGGGATGACTATCATTCCTAACATTGCTTACAAAACAACAATGTTTAAAATCGGAACGGACGACATTTTAAAGAACGCAACTTGTGATTTTGATGCTACATCTACCGTTACACTTTCTGAAAGAAGTTTGACTTTAGAGCAGTTTCAAGTTAATTTACAATTGTGTAAAAAAGACTTTTTGGCTACTTTTCAAGCTGAAGAAATGGGCTTCAGTGCAAACAAAGTTTTGGCAAAATCATTTGTTGACTACTTGCTAGCTTACATCACTGATAAAGTTGCTTCATCTGTTGAGGTTTCTATTTGGAGAGGTGCTAACGCAACAGCGGGTCAAATTGACGGTATCGCTACATTATTGGCTGCGGATGCTGCTTTACCAACTGCGAATGAGGTTGCGGGTTCTTCTGCTATTTCTGCTTCTGCTACGGTAATCGCTGAATTAGGTAAAATTGTTGATGCAATTCCTGCTGCATTATATGGTTCACCAGACTTGAAAATCTACGTTCCTCAAGGTGTTATGAAGGCTTACATTAGAGCGTTGGGTGGTTTCTCAGTAGCTGCTACTTCAAATTCGGGTACATATGCTAAGGGAACACAATGGTACAACGGTGGTGCTTTAACTTTCGATGGTATTCCATTATTCGTTGCTAACGGGTTAGCTGCTAACACTGCGATCGCTGCTGAAACTTCAAACTTGTTTTTCGGTTGTGGTTTATTAAACGATACAAATGAAGTTTCTTTAATTGACATGGCACCATTAGACGGGTCGCAAAATGTAAGATTTGTATTACGTGCGGGTATGGCTGTAAATTACCATTCAGTATCAGACATTGTTACTTACAATATTCCAAACGCAGCTAACTAATTAACTAATCAATTAACCAATTAAGGGGAGGGTATATTCCCTCCTTTTTTTTTAAACTTTATTTTTATGGCTTGTAATTTAAGTATAGGACGCGCGGAGGCGTGCAAAGAGGCAATCGGAGGACTCAAGGCGGTGTACTTCATTAATTTTCAGATAGTTCCATCTGATGTGACTTTTTCAAACGATTTAATAACAGCAGTAACAAACGTGGATAACTTGTATAAGTACGAGTTAAAATCTAACGAAAATGTATTTGACCAAGAAATAGTTTCAAGCCGTGAAGCAGGGACAACTTTCTTTCGTCAAACGTTAACAATTAAACTGAAAAAACAAGATACTACAACTCACAAAGAAATCAAATTATTGGCTTACTCAAGACCTCACGTGTTAGTAGAGAATAATAACGGACAATTTTTTGTTATGGGATTGTTTAGAGGAGCTGATTTAACAGCAGGAAGTATCAACAATGGTGGGGCGCTTGGTGATTTTAATGGTTACAGTTTAACTTTCGTTGCGGAAGAGGCTTTACCGGCACCATTCACAGACATAACAAGTTCAACAACTATTGTTTCTGATTGTTTCACAGGTGCAACAGTAACAACTGCTTAGTCATGGCTTG